TTATTTTTTGGCAACATTTTAACAAAAATTAATATTATTTGTAATTTTTATTTATTAAATCCAAAGCCAACATTTTACCTACCATCTAAATTGAAAAAAATATGTAAAATTTTTAATTTAACAATAAATTTTCTACCATCCAAACCATCCACCAACAATTCTAATAAATGAATTTGATATTTTTTCTCCATATGTTTTATATTTATAAACTACTGGTTGAATCAATTTAGTCTCCGCATATACTTCATCGCAAACAGTATTTTTATCACAAACCATATAATCATCAATAATTTCTACATCTGATATCACACTACTAATATTTTCTCCAAACCATGGATGATTAAAAAAATTTTCCCAACTGATTCTTTTTCTTGGGTCTATCACGAGTAGCGATTTCATCAAATCAACAGCTAATCCGGAGCATGTTTGCTGATATGTGATTGATTGCTCTGTCATTAATTTTTTTAACTCTGGAATATTTTTAGGAAAAAAATATGGATTAACTCCATATATGAATTCATACATTATTACACCAAATGACCACAAATCAGCTTTCATATTATATTTATTTTCAACCAATAATTCTGGAGCCATATATATAGGACTACCACATAATGTTGATACCATATCATTATGCCCATCAGGTTGAGTTTCTTCAGCTCTAAAATATCTAGCAAATCCAAAATCCGCAAGTTTGAGTACAAACTCATCCCCACTTTTTGTCAATAATATATTGGCTGGTTTCAAATCTCTGTGAATTATATTATTTGAATGCAAATAATGCAATGCATTTTTTAATTGTATGATATATGTTTTAACACATTCTTCTCTCAACACATTATCCAATTTTTTTGATTCTTTTATTAATTCTCGTAATGTTTGACTATTACAATATTCAGATACCATATACCAATAATTATCTGTTTTAAATATCTCATAACATTTTACAATATTTGGATGCGATATTTTAACAGATATATCTAATTCTAATAAAAATTTATCCAATCGATTTGGATCTAGTTTTTGAACATCTATCTGTTTAATCGCATACTCACCTCCATCTGAATCATATCCCAAATATACATCACTGAATGATCCCGATGCGATAGGTTCTCTTTTTAATTTATATTTTAATATCATATTGGAATTATCCATAACTTATATATTTGATTAGAAAAAACTTTTCTTTGCATAAACATAATTCTTAATACCTCTAAATAAATTATCTTTATATTTATATTTAGATAATAAAGAATTCTTTTTAGCTACTAATTTGTTACCATTAGATAATATATAGACAGTATTAAAATCAGATTGATATCTATCAATATAACGAAATTTATTACTAATCATATTTTCCAACAAATCAATACTAGATTTTCCACAAGCATTTATTACACAAATACTATCAACTGTAATTGCACCAACCACATCATGAAAATTAAATCTACAAATACTTTGTGTTGAATCCAAATCAATAATTATCAAATCATATGGTTTTCCTGTATATGATGCAAAATAATCAATTCCATCTTTTATTATAATATTTGTATCACCCACTACAAATCCCATCCTGATTGCTGCATCTAAAACTTGTGGATTTATTTCCACTACATCAATTTTTGTACATGGAGTTAACTCTCTAATAATCATCGGTATATGCCCACCACCCAATCCAACAAACAACACATTATCTAAATTATTAATATACATTAATGATAGTAAAATAACATTCACATATGATAAAAATGTTTTTTGTATATCTGAGAGATTATACATGGATTGATAGAATCCATTTTCTTTTCCAAACCACATTTTTGACACACCTCCCTCAACAGATATATTGATTTGATTATTATTTTTTGACTTATATTTTTGAAATTTATACATATAATTATAATCTCTAAAATTATCTCCCATACATCTTAAAAGTTTTTTTTATTTCTTTAGTTATATCTGCCACAATTGGTTCAGGATAACCAGTCTCTCTATATTGTGCCGCATACTCATCCCACTTATGAATTATTTTATTTGGAACATCTTTTAATTCAGGTATCCATTTTTTAATATACTCACAATCAGGGTCATACCGAATAGCTTGTCTGATTGGTGAAAAATATCTAAAATATGGTTGGGAATCTGTTCCTGTAGAGGCTGACCATTGCCATCCTCCATTATTATTTGCTGGGTCATAATCAACAAGCTGTTGAGCAAAATATTTTTCACCAATTTTCCAATCAACATGTAATATTTTAATCAAAAAATTAGCAACAATCATTCTACACCTATTATGCATATATCCTGTATGATTCATTTCTCTCATTCCTGCATCAACAATTGGGTATCCAGTGGTTCCAATTTTCCACATTTTAATCTTATGTGAATCATTTTCCCATACAATTTTTTTATGATTCATATTTGAACCAATCACATGAGGAAAATAATACATTATTTGCATATAAAAATCTCTCCAATGAAGTTGGTCAAATAATGTATTAGTGGATTGTAAGTGTTTACTAAAATATTCATATGTCTCTCTTACTGATATGCAACCAAATTTTAAATATGCAGATAAGTGAGTAGTTGATTGTGCAACCATTTCTCTACTTTTTGAATAATTTTTTTGATTTTTTGATGCAGCTAACATTTTTAAACCATTTTCTCTTCCACCCTCCACCAATGCATTTGGATTTGGTGTATAAAATTTATCAACCTTAACAGATTTTATTTTTAATCCTGATTTGTGCAAATAATTAGTATGTTTATTTTGAACAAATTTACGTATTTGTTGTTTCTTGGCTTGTCTGTAATAAGAAGTAAATTTAACATATGGTGTGTGGTCATCCTTCAAACAATCCTCCACACCAACCAACATATGGTCTTCCAAACAATAAAATTCTAATTTATTAGCAGTGCAAAACTTATCCAATTCTTTCTCTCTACTTTTTGCAAATGGAGTATAATCCTTATTGATAAAAATAGCATCAATATCTTTTTTTTTTAAAATACTTTTTAATATTTTTTCAATATCTCCATAAAATAAAAATAAGTCTGAACTATGATTTTTTAATTGTTTTTTCAAACTATCAATACTTTGTATCATAAACTGCACACAAAAGTTGGATTTATATGAATTGGATGAATCAATTTGTTGCGGATTAAAAATAAAAATCGGTATAACAGTATGACTGAGCAAACATGCTTTAATTAATCCTGTATTATCATCCAATCTTAAATCTCTGGTAAAGATAAATATACTTGTGTTTAACTTTTTATCAGCCATTTATATTAGTTAGGATAATTTTTATCTTATATATAGCATCATATAATTTATACAAAACTATTTATTGTGTTTGTAATCTTTTTACCAAATCATCATATCCTCCGATAAATCTACCACTTTTAAATATTATGGGACGAGTATGATGTTTAATATCAAACCCAATCTTATCTTTATTCTGTTTAAAATCTTCTAATAATTTTTCCAATCCACCCTCCACTTTATTTATCTGATATGATTTATATGATAATTTTTTTTCTTTTAATAGATTTAATGCTCCAACAGAATATTTACACCAATTACTATAAAATACAATATATTTTTTTGTATTTGCATTATCTATAACTTTTTGTGACATAAAATATATTTGGATATTTTTTTATATGCTGGAGTTTATAATATATAACAACACTCAAAACAACTATTTGATTGGCTGTTATCAACTTTGTTATCCGATTCTACTCTTTCAACCTCTTTTTCAGATTCTACTTTTTCAATCACTCCATTATATTTATTAGATATATAATGTAATACAATATAACAAAATAATCCACATATATTGGTTTGTCTATTAGTCAATGGATCATAAAAAAAATCAATCTCTGAATCACATATTCCAACAAAATATGTATCTGTATGAGAATCAATCCACTCTGATATTTCAGTATAATCAGTATTAATATTATGCATTTTTGTTTGCACACAATACACCACACTATCCGGACAAATACTACGTAGATAAGTCAACCATTCACCAACACTATCCAAATTATCAAAACATAATATAAATATATTTATGGATTTGACATATTGAGATATAATTTTTCTATACAACATATTACCCGAAGTATCAGTTATGTATAGTTTGGCATCCAACATATATGTTAATTTAGTTGTATCTGACAAATAAGGCATACAATCACCATACAGTTTTTGCTCCCATATATGAAAATCCATACAACTTGTCGGATACCCATCGGATTTTTTTAAAATATATTTATTTATAAGTGATGTTTTACCACAAGATTCATTACCTACCACCATAATCTGTAGATTAATTCTATGCAAAGACATATAATCCTATACTACATATTTATAAAATTTGTTTCAAAATATTATTTACTGATAAAATTTATCAATCAATCTCCTAATATTTTGAATACTCTTTTTTACATCATCTCTGCTTCCAATCAATGGATTAAACTCTACCAAATCCATTGAACGAAGCTTATTTTTATCCATACAACCAATAATCTTCTCACAATCCAATACTTTCAATCCATCACTAACTGGCGTACCGGTTGAAGGTATATATTGTGGATCAACAGCATCTACATCCAAAGATATATGCACCACATCATCACCTACTTTTTTACGAATTCTCTCAATCACATAGTCTATCCCATAATCCAATACATTTTTTGAAGTATAATACTCAATACCTAATTGTTTGATATATTGAATTTCTGGCTCATCAACATCCCTCAAACCCACATATGTAATCTTACGAGGGCAGATAAGATTATGAGTTTTAATCCATGGATTTGCACACAATCCTACCAACATCGCCACCACCATTCCATGAGTATTTTGAGAAACAGATGAATCAAATGTATTTATATCTGCATGTGCATCAATCCATATAATAGAAAGAGATTTATTATTTTGTCTCACTATATCTGATATAGCAGGTATCGACCCCGCACTCACACTATGATCACCACCACATACTACAATTCTACGACTACCAGACAACTTGTAGTCTTGTCGGATCACATTATATAATTTTTTATATCCAACACCACTATTAAACAATTCTGTTTTGATATAATTATTTGGATAAAAAGAATATGGAGCCAACTCAGTGCCTAATTTTCTTTGTCCAACACGACACATCGCACCCACTATATATGATTTTTTCATATTAGTATGTGTTGGCTTTTTTTTATATAGTTGGCTTTGAATCAATACAAATCATATTATAAAAATTGAAATTTATATTATATTATAACAGATATATTAAAAATATCAATCACTTTTAAATCTAACAACCTTCAAAAATGTCATCTGTTAACTCTAGTTGTGTCAACCAACGTTATGTCAATCAACCGCATCTACGCAATGTTTTAAATTATGTTTTCGAGAAGCTCGGTCTTCCAGGTATGCAATCCAATTCTGCTTTGGAGAAGCCTGATGAAGTCTTCTTGGCTGAGATTAAACCCTGTGTGATGGTCGCTCTTGAGGCTATCATGCCTGTTTTTAGCCGGTGCATCGAACTGATTGGAACACTGCATCAAAGTATGTGTGAATTAGGTTTTCGAGCCGCACATGATGCTTTGCAGCTGTTGGAGTGCTTGGTTAGCCTCTCAGAACACTTTGAGATTTCCACCGACGAGCTCACTCGTGTTCGAGAATTCTTTGCTGGTATGCCGTTTAAGGTTTCAGACCTTATGGTATACTACCCTTCGTCAAAAACTTTGGGCATATCTGAGTATTTGATTGATTGGGAGGATTATTACAACTATGGGTTCTGTTTGGGACCAGCCAAGAATGCTATTCTAAATTTCTCTCGCAAACACTCACAGAATCCATCATGTGCTGTTGCAGAAGCTCAGACACCCGCCTATTCGCCAGATGTTGTGGAAGAGAACCTACCAAAATTAGGTTTCCCAGCATTCTCAGTTCCGCTAGGAGGATTGCCCACAGCTCCTGCTCCACCGACTCACCCCTTTCAGGTTGAGTGTAGCCGACTTACTGGCTTGTCTCAACATGAGATTGATGTGTTGCCCTACACTCATCAATTCATGGAGAATGCATCATCTGCTGCAGCAGAAGCTGAGATGACAGCATCCTCGGCTAATTCTCCGGATGTTGTGGATGAGAACCAACCTCGCTTTATTTTTCCAGCATTTTCCATCCCACTAGTGGGGGTGCCTACAGTTCCTGCTCCACTGCCCCAACCGTTTCAGGTTGAGTGTAGCCGACTTACTGGCTTGTCTCAACATGAGATTGATGTGTTGCCCTACACTTACCGACTTTCGGAGAATCCATTATGTGATGCAGCAGAAGTTGAGATGACTGCCACTTTGGCTGGGTTTCCTAATGCTAAGCGACCAAAGATTGATACAGAGGCAACCTCTGCGACTCCACAACCTTGAATCAGTTAGCCTGTGTGGCTAATTTTTTTATTACCCACCACGATGGGAAACAAGCAAAATAAAAAAAGTTTTACTCCATATATTTGATAATTTGTTTCCAACATATCCCTCCAGATTTTTTGAATAAATCATAGCAGCCAACCACATACAGATATTTTTTTGCTCTAGATAAACCAACACATAATCGCTGTTTATCTGATAAAAATCCAACATTTTTGGTTCGAACTAATGATATAATCACAATATCTTCTTCAGCTCCCTGACTCTTATCTAAAGTTCTTACATTAACATCTTTGATTTGTCCAATAGCTTCTTTGACTTTTTTGACTTGTGTGGAATACGCACACAATACCATAATACGACTTCCAGCCAAATTATCACATATTTTTTTTATCGCATCTACTTCTTCCATATTATAATATGATTTCGTATCATCGGATTTTTCTTCACCCATAACATTTACCCACTCATAACATCTATCATTATTATCTTTTGATTCGCTGGATACCAACAAATTATTATAAAATATATCAGATACCATTTCACATAATTTTCTAGGCATACGATATTGTATGTTAAGCACTGAATGTTTTCTTTCTGCTTCAATCATTCTTTCCAACAAAGATTTATAGTAGTATATGTTGGTTTGATGTGCTTCAGCGTATGGTGATAATTGTTTATGGTCACCAATTAGAATTATATTAATTGGTTTGAGTCGGATGAGTGGTAGAATGCTAACTTCCTGAATATACCCTGCTTCATCCAAAATAATAGTTGATATATCTTTTTTAACCATATTATAAATTTTATACGATGAATCTACAGTGCATAAAATTATACGACTTTTTTCTATAATCTGTTGTTTCTCTATCTGAATCTCGCTATCTAATTGTTTAATCAAACCATACAATTTATCAATTATATCAGATACTTTGCGATTATACAATTCGTATTTTTTAACTATTTTGCTAATAATTAAATTATCATCCATTGATTGTTGAATCAACTGAATATCTGTATTAATCACACTCTTCTTACCAATATGTTCTTTTATTAATACATTATTTTGATATTTATATTCAAGAGTATGTGTGGATGCACATTCACCTATCACTCCATCTGAACCAATAACCAGAAAATCAATTATATCAGCCTCAACTAACTTTATACAAATATTTTCTACTGCTTGATTTTGAACAGCTGTGCACAATATATTGTGAGTGGATGGAATTCTACCTTTAATTATATTGGCTATTGTGGTTGATTTACCAGTTCCAGGTGGTCCATGAATTATATGAATTCTATCAGCTATGCTTTGAATTGCTTTTTTCTGTGATTTATTGCATGAATTATTAAGTTTTAGATTATTTACATATTCACCAGCCTCATATGTATGTGGATCACATATACTACGCATAATCGGATACAACATCTCAGATTCTTCTATCTGCATCGCGGATGAGTATTGATGTAACCGATTACCAATATATCCATACAAAATAATATTAAATTCTTTTGTTTTTGTATAAGATGGATAGACAGATATGATGGTATTATTTTGCTCCTGTGAGGCAGTAGTGATAAAATGATAAGATTCACCGATACCAATCAAATGATTAACCAAATTATTAGAACTCAAATTATGATTATGAATTTGTATAGTTTTACTTTTTGTTAGACTTCCAGATAATACTTTACGATTAGTTTTTTTAACCCAATCATTTAACTCTGATAATATGTTGTATTTTAAAAATCTTAGATAAGTTGAACATTCATAACTTCCTTTTAGTTCACTAAATTTAACAATATCTTGTTTGAGACCACTAATAATATCATCATATACTCTGCTCATTTGTTTTATTCATATTATATATTATGTTATGATTGACTCATAATATCAATTTTTTAATTATTGCTTCAAAGAATCCACAACTGCTACTCATAGCAAACATTAAAAAAATGCCTCTAAATAAATGTTTATTTTTAATTATTTGTTTAATTGTATTAGAATAAGCATATTAGAATAAGCATATTAGAATAAGCATATTAGAATAAGCATATTAGAATAAGCATATTAGAATAAGCATATTAGAATGTTGTCACCTTAATAAAATCATAATTTACACGCTCTACAACAAAAAAACCTTGAGTATTTTTTTGTTGAGTAAAAATCAGCATCTTAAAGTGTAAAATTATCTTTGATAAAAAAATTACTAGTGTATATATAATTGTAAGTTTCAATTATATTTAGAGGGGTAATGTATAAGATAGTAATTGAATTATTGTTTAAAAATATGTATAATAACGTCTAAGATAATTAATTGTTTTATCATTTAATATTTCATTTATAGTTGTATTATGATATTTATTACAACTATTTTTTTTATTTTGTAATTTTTCAGGTGCAATTTCAATTGTCAATGTATCTGGATTGATTTTTAACAATTTTTTATCAAATAATCCATGTAATTCTTTACTTAAAATAAGTCCATTATCTGGATCATATCTTTCATATTCATTTGAATTATTGAATGGAATTATATGTGCTATATCACACATATCCATATCATTACCACTTATAATACACTGAGAATTATATCGATCAATAACTTCTTTCTTAAATTTATAATCTTTTCTTGTTTCTTTATCATATGTTTCTTGAATAATATATTTTTTCTCATTGTAAAATACATAGTTTAAATATTCTTTATCATATTCTTTTGATAATTCATTATAAGTATAATAATATAAACAAACCGTCATATGATTCAAATCTGGTAATTTTTGAATTTCATTTCTGATATATTGTACGGATTTCATTATACATATATATACTCTTGTTTTTAACTATTAAAAAAATTGATTTTTATGTGTTCTAAATGTAGAAATAAATTAATAATTATATATTTATAAATGAATAAACAAACCATCAGTAAAATTACTGTAGAAAAGGAAGAACAAGTAATTGAATTAGACAATGAAGAAAATAGTTCGGATGAAAGTGATAATGAAGTATATGATAAGGAAATAAAAACTCAAATAACAAATAAGGGTGTCCGTTCAATTTATTCGGAATATTTAGAAAAACATAAATTATTACTGAGACCTGAATATCAACGAGAATTGAGTTGGAATATAGAAAAAATGAATGCTTTTGTAGATACAATTTATAGAGGTTGGATTGTTCCAAATTATGTTATATATAAATTATCTGATAATGAAAAAAAAGATAATAAATTGCAAAATCTTAAACATATGTATGAATGTATTGACGGACAACATCGTCTAACAACTATCAAAATGTTTATTGAAGGAACTAAATATCCAAATTTAGAAGTTGATAAATATATTTATTTAAAATTTGGGGATGAACGTGTTTATTATAATCTGGATGAAAATATATTATCAATGATGAATAAAAGTCATAAATACCGTCATATTATCCATCGTAATTTAACAGAAGAAGAAAAAGATAAATTTGATAATTTTCAGATGAGTATCCACACTATTGAACCAGTTAAAAATGGATTGGATATGAAAACAAAATGTGAAATATTTAATAGATTACAAAATGGTGAAAAAGTTGAATCATATGTTAAACTTCGTAATCTCAATAATAATCCTATTACAAATTATATAAGATCAAACAGATTATTAGAAGTGTTAAATAATCTATTTCTAATAAAAAAAATAGAATTAAATAAAAAAACAAAACTTAAACATAATGAAAGTTTTACTATGTATTTCTTAATTAGAGCTTTATTAATTGTTGATAAAAAAAATCTTGAGATTAATTTTCTTGATCTTAATATTAAAAAATATTTAGAACAAAATGATGGTGAAGGTACTCCAGCAGTTAAAATACGCAATCACGATGTTTCTGATTTATTTGCAAAAGTTATGATTTTTATGAAATGGTTTTCTAGCCACGAAGTTTCTAATAAATTTATTCCTGAATTATGTTATATCTTTATTTGTATTTATGCAAATTATGATCTTAATGAAGTTGATAAAGTTATTAAATGGTTCACTTTAGATACAAATAAAAAATATTTAACAAAATTTAATTCAGTTAAAACATACAAGAATATTTCAAATCCTGATGAAGAATTTTTACAAAATAGCAAGGTAACAAGTGCTGCAAAAATGAAAGATAGTTATGAATGGATTATCAAAATTATTTTGAAGAAATCTGTTATTATTGAATAAAAAATTGATAAATTAATTATTTGACATTATATATTGTTATTATTTTATCATACATATGAATAACCTTGATAGTTTAATTTATCATCTTAAAACTGAAATATATGAAATTAAAGACAGAATTAATAATGGTACTTCTTTTGCTGCCATCACAGAATTTTATAAATCTTACAACATGAATATGTTACATTTTATTCAATCCAAAGATAAACAATCTTTCATTTTCTGGTTTGACCTAATTAAACTATTAATTAACTCTAATAATTATACACGTGATACTTTAGAATTAGAATTATTAGAAGACCCTTATAATAATGATGACTTGACTTCCTATGTGTTGAAATATATTTATAGAAATTTAGAAGATAGTTTTGATTTTGAAGATGAAATTATTGATTGTCCTTTTAAAATATTAATTGATGTTAATGAAATGAGAGATCCTGACCCTTCTGAAGATCCATTTAATCTTAATGATTCACAAAAACAAGTTAAAGAATGTTATGATGTTAATGGTCTTCAAAGTGGTATTATTTGTCACGCTACCGGAACTGGTAAAACCATTTGTGAATTTATTACGATGGGACATCTTACGAATAATAGTAATCCAAATGAAAATAAAATTATATTTTTGTTATGTAACTATGTGAATATTCTTCGTCAAACATTTCGCAATAAAAATGATGAAATTGACTATAAACTATTTCGTAATTTGAGACATCAAGGTATTTTCAATTTATGGTCTTATGACATATATGATTTAACGAATGTTAAAAAAAGAGACACCATTATGAAAAATATTGATAGT